CAAATCCATCGGTCTGAACATAAATGTCAGAACCACCTTCTCTAACGTCAATAACTTCACCAGTCTTTGCTCCATCACCAGATGTGATAGTAGCACCAAGAACTCTATACTGAGCATCAGGTACTTGTGCAAGTGTAAGTTTAACAACACTTGAAGGTTCACCAGCTCTTGCTTGAATCCTTGAGGTTCTTAGGTTATCACCAACGATACCTACTTGCTCAGGAACCCTCATTGGAAGGATTTCATTATATGTACCTGCCTTAACATAAATTGTTGCAGGACCAGTTACGCTGTCTACAGCGTGACGTACAGTTCTCCATGCTGCTGTAATGCTATTACCAGCATTAGTATCAGCACCTTCTGGAGTAACGTAATAAACTTTATGTGTTACGTGACTCTCTTTCCATGTTGGATATCCTGTATTGTCAACAGTAAGAACCTTATTCTCGGTGTTGATTGGCAATCTAGCAGGACCAGATCCACCCTGATAAAGAAGGTCACCAGCGGTTGTTAGAACATTGGCAGATGCTCCTTCTGCTAGTGAATTCCAATATGTACCACTAACATCTGTTTCTGGAGCATTACCTGTATTTTCCAGAACACAGATATGTGAGTTGCTATTCCTAACAACAGCATCACCTGGATAGTAGGTTGTTCCTACGTCCCAAGTTCCTTTCCATGTAAATCCACCAACAATAAAGTCCCATGCAGCAGGATTGCTTGCTGGAGATTGGTTAATATTAGTTGTCTTAGCAACGTATGAGTTACCACCTAAGAGTACAACGTCGCCTGGTTTGTATGTTGTAGTGGAATTCCAATTACCAACAACTTTAAAACCAGTTGTAAGAATTTCCCACTGAACACCTATACCTAAGTTTGGAGCAATAGCAACACTTGTTTGTTGTGCAACGTAGCTATAACCACCATATGTTACGATATCACCGACTTGATATTCGGTTGCTGAATCCCAAGTATCTTCAAACTTGAGTCCATCTAAGTAGGCAGAAAACTTAGCGGAATCGAAAGTAGCGGTTGAAGTATGAGGTGTAGTAGTCCTATAAAGTACGTTACCGTATTTTGCGATATCGTTATTTCTATAGAAGGTTGCTGCAGCCCAGTCCCCCGTATTATAGATCCCTTCAGTATGAATGGACCAGCTTCCTGCGTCAGTTCCATACCATAGTGATGCGGTTGAAACCGATGTATGGTTTGCGGTAGCTACGTAAGTGTTAGCACCAAATTTAACAATGTCATCGATGACATAGGCGGTCGCAGCCGTCCAGTCACCTCTCCAGTTAAATTTTAGTCTGCCAAGTCTAAAATCTGCCATTTGTTTTTCCTTTACTTAGGTCCCTCGGTTGTATAATCGTAAGTTTCATTGAAACGGACCACGAAATATCCGTTATCATCTACAAAGTAGGTTACTTTTCTACTGTCAAATCTGTACTGTTGGTATTGATCTTGTGGATGATTAGTATATGATTTAGATTCTGTAGTTTCTTCTACATAATCTGTCATTCCTGTTGCAATATCTAGGTATGGAGTACCATCTTTACGATGGAAAGTTACTACATCATCATCAATACTTCTGATTTTGGTATAATAGAGCATACCATCATCATCTCTGCGTAAGGCATGGATAGTAAAATCGTTACCAAGATCGTAGTTGTTACTAGCAAACCCTGTTGAGCCACCTCCAGTACTGGAACCGCCTCCTCTAAAACTATCGCTGATGTACATCGTCATGTGACAATTACCCTCCAGTAAACTCCTTCCCAAATAAGTTGAACACCTGCGCCTTTAACGTCAAAAACCAGAGGAGATGAAATTACTCCATATGTATTTTGAAATTGTCGTCCGATAGGGTCCGTCAGAGTAACATTATTTATATCCCAACTAAACTTTACATCAATGAACTCAATTACATCCCCAGACTTGGGAACCAATTGGTTATTGTAAAGAGGAAGTGTTAACGATATAGGACCATTAGATGAGTCCACCAAATAACGAAGGCTTGTTCCTAGAGTTTGATTTGAATTTATATATTCCCATCTTGCCCTGAATACATCAAATCCACCAGTGGTGGTTCCGTCATGAATGACGGCCATATTCTTATCAGTATCAATCGTTAGTTCACCCTGAGCTCCAGTAAAAAGAGCGTGTTCAGATGTAGTACCCCTACGAAATTGAACCTGAGTTGTCATCAGTGATTATTCGATACCAAGTATATTTATGTGATATTTATATTAGATGATCCAACCATATGATCTTGGTGGTGCGACTTGTATACGTCTTGTCTCAGCATCACCAACATGTAGAATAACTCCACCTTCAGATACAAATCTCTGATAAGGTGCAATAACCTTAGTTGTGATATCAATCTCAATTGGGCAGTGTCCATCGTAGCTGAAGGTACGGAGGACTTCTGCACTTGCCAGTGAAGGTATACGACCTGAACCAACAAATGCCTTGACAATAACAGGAACATTGTCCTCTTCGAAGACATCGATTCTTCCTGAACCATCGTGTGTGGTTGTAATGCTGGAAGCAGATTCTCCAAAGAATTGTGCGGAACCTTCTCCAACATATCCCTTCCTTGTGAAGGATTCTGCACCTGATCCTCTGACCTCGACAGCGACATCTGTAACAATATTTCTTGCAACAGCCTGTCTTGCAACACCCAAGAAGTCGAAGATTGCAACATTCTCGACTGTAATTGTTCTGGATTCGGATGCATTGTTCCATGTGAAGAACGATCCAGTTCCAACTGTAACTCTTGTTCTTGGAGTATCGGCAACACCAAATACATTGACAACTCCATAAAGTTCTGGAGAGAATGTAATTGTCTCTGCTGCACCAGCGAATCCCCAAAGACGACCAATTCCACTGTATGCTTCTGTATGTTTCTCGTCTGCAATACCAGAAACACCAAGATCGATTTGAGAATTCCAGTGGAATGTACGACGCTCAATGCTGCTAACAAAGTTGAATAGATTTCCGAATCCAACTTCTGCGTATGTTGTTGCTTCCTCTGCACGACCCTTGAATGTAAAGAGTCCTGTTGCTTCTGGTACGACTCCAACACTTTCCGAAGCACCAGAGAACGCAAAGAGTGTACCAAATAGAACTTCTCTTGTAGTAACTCTCTCTGTCTTTGTACCACCAAAGGAGAATAGAGCAGTAGTCTCGTCTGGATTGACAGTGAAACTCTCTGAAGCACCACTGATATTGAAGATCCTTCCTTCTCCAACAAAGTCTCTTGTACGAGATACGGATGTTGTAACATCGACGTAGATAGTACCAGAACCAATATTGTTTGGTGTGAATCTCTCGAATGCTTCTCCAGTAATATCGAGTGGTACTGGTACTTCGTCTGGACTGAATGCAACAGTTTCTGATGTCCTTGTGCCACCAATAGAGAATAGTAACTGTCTCTCTTCTGGATTGAAGGTAACACTTTCGGATGCACCACTGATATTGAAGATGCGTCCTTCTCCAATAAAGTCTCTCGTACGAGAGAATGTGGACGTAACATCGATTGTTGCACCACCAGAACCAATCCAGTTTGGAATGTACTTGATACGTGCTGTACCAGACAGTTTGGATTCGATTGTGAATCTTTCGCTGAAGGTTCTGATGAATCCACCAAATCCTTTGAACACCATGTCTGCCTGGAATTCTGGCAAGACAAATGTGATACTCTCTGCTGCACCACTGATAGCAAATATACGACCTTCGCCAACCCATACATGGGATCTGGAAGATGTAGAAGCACCAAAGATATCGACTTCGATTCTTGGTTGCTCTGCAAATGTAAGGATTGGTTCTGAAACTTCTCCACTGAAGAGAATTTCTGCTTGACCAATCTCTCTGTATGCAGCACGAATACCTGCTTTCTCTGGACTGAATGCAATATCTGCTTGGAATGCAGGTAACTTGAGGGTGATAGCCTCGTCTGCTGCTCCAATAGAGAACAGTCCACCAACACCAAAGTGGATATCGACGTTGACAACAACCGCATCTCCACTGAGATATATGTCTCCAAGTGGTTGTTCTGCGAATGTAAGTAGTGGATCTGCAATCTCTCCAGAGACTGTAAATACACCAGATCCAATAATACCACCAAAGGTGAAGCTCTGGGTGACAGCACCCTTGAGAACTGCGTCTGCTGTAAACTCTGGAAGTTTGAGAGTAAGAGATTCTGCTGCACCACCAACAGAGAACACCTGACCATCGCCATGATAGGCATGTGTTCTGAGAATATCTGCTTGACCGTATACTTCTGTACGACCAAATGGTTGCTCTGCAAATGTAAGTATTTCTGGACTTGATGTTCCACGTACTTCTGTGTGAACCAGACCAGCAATAGCGATTGCACGACTCTCGTCGAGACGACCTGTAAAGTCGAATAGTGCTGTAAGTTCGAGTGGGTTGAATGTAAACGCCTCGACTGCACCACTGAAGTTGAAGATCCGACCTTCGCCAGTCCAATGTTTCGTGATAAGTGGTACAACAGAAACGTTGAATATCTCTGTGCGAGATTGACCAACCCAGTCTTCTGTATGTTTCTCCAGTGCAGTACCAGAGAGATCGATATCGACTGTAACCTGTTCGGAAGCAGTAAACCTCTGACTTGCGAGTCCACCAAATGTGAGATCTGCTTGGAACGCAGGGATGTCGATTGTAATCGCTTCTGCACTGCGACCAATGGAATATAGATTTCCAAATCCATGGAAGTGGAGACTGAAGTTCTCTCCTGCGTTTCCAGTAACATCGATAACAACGTATCTGTAGTTGTCTGATACAACTGCCTCTTGGCAGCGACCAGATACTTCCATGTGAGCAGAACCTTCTTCTGCTGTGATGAACTTGAGATCTGTGTAACCACCAGCAAACTTGAATAATGGTGGTGTTGTTGGAGGAATAACAACAGTACATTCTGCTGCACCACTCCAAGTCCAAAGTGTAGGATCGTTGGTAACCCACTGAGGTGGTACACGAACTTCTGAATCGGAACGAATCTTGATCGCATGTTCCCAAGGAATCGGATCCGATATAAAGATCTTGGTCTGCGAATCGTGTGTAAGAGAAGTAAAGCTGACAAGTTTTCCAAATGGGTATTCGGAAACCTTTGTGCGAATAGGACTGAATACAGATGTGAATCCGTAGTCCTCTCTTACCGTTGCACCAGGATCTGTGATGAATCCACAATCGTGGATCGTTGTTGCTCCAGCAGAGAGCCAAGGATCGATACCATATGTCTGGCCAAGAGGTACTGTTGCAACAACACCATTGAGACCAATTCTGATGATAGAAGTTGGTGAAGTACCAGAGAGATTCTGACTTGGTGTAATGGTGGTAACAGTACCAACACCAGGTAGACTTGCATAATCTCTGTACTCGTATAGATTCTCGGAAGAATCGTTGTAAGAGTAAGTTCTGGACTTCTCTGTACTGATGATAGTAGGTAGTACACCAGTACCTTCATAAGCAAAGGATCTAAGTACAGGTTCTGCTGTTCCATGAGATGCCCATAGAGTACCAAAGGCATTCCAATTAGGTGCGAATCTAACGTCAGCAACACCTCTAATTGGGAATAGAGCCTGTTTCTCGTCTGGGTTGAAGGATACAGATTCAACTGCACCACCAATCTTGTAGATCTGACCTTCACCAACGTAGTCAAATACACGTGAAGCTTCAGCGTATACAATACTGAAGGCACGACCTTCACCGATGTATGGTCTAGTAACACTGTAAGTTGCAGAACCAGATGCCTTAAGTACAATGAATCCATTCCATTGTGGGTTAATACGTACCCATGTAGAGGAACGAATCTTGACTGCTGCATCGAATGTCTTCTCTGCAATAAACCTGACACTGCGTGAGGTATGTGTATGACTGGTATACTGGAATCCACCAAAAGGATACTGCCATACTGTCTGAGAAATATATCCCCAATCAATATTTCCAGAGTAACCTTCAGCAATACTACCGTAATCGAAGGTAGAACCTGCTGTAAAGTTAGATACAAGAGATACAGTGTAGTCTGGGTCTACAACACCAACAACACCAACATTGATTCTTACAACCGATCCTGTAGATGTTCCTGAGAGGATCGTATTTGTAGTGATCTCCTCAATGGTAGCAGTACCTGGCAACGGACCGAAGTCTGTATAACCAAATGGTACAATAGAACTATCGTTGTAATCCCAAGTAACTCTCTCAGCGTATGCATCTCCAGTGAAGACTGGGATGACACCAAATGGTTGCTCACCATATGTTCTCTTAACGTCAGAGACTGCACCTGTGACAGGTATAGTACCAGAACCTCTCCAGTTAGGTACGAAGTTGACCTTAACGTTAGACTGAAGTGGAGCAAGAGCACCAGTAGCAAGGTAATCTGTAGTGACTCTCTCTTCACCACCACCAATTTTGTATAGATTACCAGTACCCTCATAGGAGAATACAAATGCCTCGTCTGCTCTGGAGAAGTTGAACAGTACACCTGATCCAATTTCACTAGCAGTAATTCTCTCTGCGAGAACACCACGAACCATACTCCTGACGAATCCATTCCATCTAGGTTTGGTTCTTCCTCTACCTTTACCAAATACCTTAATGTCACCACGACCAATCCAGTTAGGTACGTAGTTCTGTTTAGCAGTACCCTTAAGTTGACCGAGACCGAATGGATATAAGGTACCAGTGATACTAAGAAGACCCCAATCAGTATTGGTTGTCTTACCAATAGATATTGGAGCGTGTTCAATCGAGTTTGTAAACGTACCCGAATGAGGTGCAATCTGATATCCACTAGGATCTACAGTTGCAGTTATTGTAGGATTAACTTGTACTACAGAACCTGTACTTATACCTGTAAGTACTTGGTTTGTAGAGATGACTTGATAGGACTGTACTGGAATAGTACCATAGTCCTCATAATCGAATGGAACAACAGAGGAGTTATTATATGAGTATGCTCTTCTGTTATCTTCGCTGTTAATATTAGGTAGAGTACCAGTACCCTCAAATCCAAATGTGCGCTTAACTTGCTGGACTTCTCCAGAAACCTTGGCTGTACCGTATCCAACCCAGTTAGGTCTGAAGGAAACCCCTGCGCTACTCTTGAATCTGAATAATCCCTTGGACTCAATAGAAATACTTCTAGTAACTGCACCAGAACCAATCTGATACAGATGTCCTTCACCAGATTCTTTCTTGGAGAAAGCTTCCGTTGTGAGGGACTGGATCCCAAACAGCCCGTCGAATTCGAGGTCTGGAACCCAGTGTGTAACCGCACTACCTGTGACTCGTACCGTACCTTGAACGATCCAAGGAGCAGACAGACGGTAGTAGCTACCGACCATCTCAAAGACAGTACCTGTACCAACCCATGCATGTAGAACTGTCCACGTTGTAGCAGTCTTAGGTCTAACGAAACCGTAAGGTCGGACAGTATCTGTGTAAATTATTCTACCCCAATCATCAACCGTAACAGCTTCTACGTCGTTGATAGATCCACCGTCTATGACGGTTGTGGGTGTTAATGCTAGTGAATTTAAACCGTAGTCGAGTTGTATAAACTCATCAACACATGAAGGATTCCATGAATATGAAAGTCTCTCGCCACTAAAAATACGCAACGCAAAACTAGACCCATAAGGTCCGTCTATACCAGTTGTATAGATGTGCGTTGCCATTTACCCTCCACTAAAATAAAAAAGGGGATCCAGTAATGAATCCCCTCACACATAATAATGAATTCAATTGAATTAATCAGTCTAGGCTGACGTTCAGAGTTACTTTGATCTGGTCACCAGCGTTTTGAATAGCGTAAGGACCATTTGTGAACCTTTCAGCGAAGAATATCGCATCATAGAGTGTCACAGAACCTGTACCATCAAGTGCTTTAGTAGTCGTGAAGGTGTTTGCATCAGGTGTCTCGAATACAATGTAAGTACCAGCAGTAGTTGTGGTATTACCTGTTCCCTGATCGATATAAACTGCATCGCCTGGTTCTAGACCATGACCTGTAGCAGTTACTTTACTGAAGTCAAACTTAACAACGTCATTACCGTTAGAAGTTTGAATGTTCTCAATAAGAACGTTATTGAGGAATACAGTTACTGTTCCGTCTGTATCATCTGTCTCGTAATCGATACCAGTGATAACTGTAGCAGCATCGATACCATTAGGTGTAGTTGTCTGAGAAACTCTCATTCCAAGAGCAAGATCCTCAGCAACGTTTGCTTGGAATACAGCATTACCACTAACTGCACCAGCGTTTGCCTTAGTTAGATAAACTGTAGTACCAACGATTCCAGTAACACGTGCTCCCTGAGCAACGTTAGTTCCTGTAACACGCTGACCAACAACAACTCCAGTTGTGGATGTAACAACAATTTCAAATTCACCAGCAGTACCAGTAGCAGCAGTAGTAGCAGCAACAGCAGCAAGAGTAATATAGTTGTTTCCGATAGTACCACGAACACCAGACTTAGAAATCTGTGTGCCAGTAGCAGCAGTACCAGCATCACCTACACCATGAATGGTTGTAGGCATGTTGTTAGCACGTGAGAGGAAATAACCGTATACGTTACCAGCAGGACCATCAAATGTGAATGTTTGCTCTGGATAAGAAGCAGTTGTACGACCTCTACCAAAACTCAATGGTTGTGCAGTGAAGTTACCAGTGTTCTTAACACTTAAGTTAAGTGTAGTACCATCAATGTCAACAACATATGCACCAGTGCCGACAGATCCACCAGTAACATAGTCACCCTTTTTAATACCTGTGTTAGAAGCAACCGTAACTAGGTATGTTCCAGATGTACCATCACCATTAGTTGTTGTGACAGCTGTTGGTTCAGTTTCGATTCCCCAACGGTTTCCGTTCAGCAAGATACCATACTGCTGTGCATAATCCTGATCAGTCCTATTATTGATGATGCCAGGATAACCTGTTGTAGGTGCGCCACCATAACCGTTTGTGTTGTTATCGGTGTATGGTTCGAAATATCGTGTTTGAGAGGGAGTATCACTCTCAGCAGGATATGTATCTGTAGTGAACAACTTAAGAATAAGGTTCCTAGGGATATTCTGCGAATAGTTAAGCAGATTCCTTAGAGAATCAATTTCGCCGTTGTCGGTGACTAAGAGTGCCATTGTTTTCCTCTGTCCTAATTACGTTGCTATGTATGATTATTTATAACCACCAATTATTTATAGTTTTATCCTCAGCGCAACACTAGCCTTACTTATGTTCAGGACGTGGTTTACGTTGAATCTGAAAATATCACCAGCGTTAACTGTGGTGTTCCAAGTCGAAAGATTATCATCTTTCGATTTAATTTCTGTACTAGTATTTAGAATACCTAGTTTGGGTGTTTCTGTTCCTGTTATTGAAGTGAAATTCGGATAGTCATTATAAGAACACTTCAATATATCTATTTCAATATTACCTGCGACATCTGCCACTATAACAAATGATTCAATTGTACCAGTAACATCCACTGCCATATCACCCTTCGGACCAATTGCCATTGGGAATGATCCAGAGTCAATAACGAAGTTGAGAGTTCTGGTTAAATCTGCTGTAGTTACTAAAGCAACACCAGAAAATCTATGTCCAGAAGCGGGTGGATTACTAAAAACGATTTGATCGTTTGAAACGATATAATCTGTATTTGGTTTGAGAACTATATCATTGATGGATATCAATAACTGCTGTTCATCTATTGGTGTATATGGTGATCCATCAACAGAAAGACTGAATGTATCTTGTGTACCATCGAATCCACCAGATATATCATCAAGAATTAAATTTGTATACTGTGTAGACTTGGTTGGAATTTGATAATTAACATCCAAGTTATACGCAGGGTTCTCTCTCAGAGCAACACTATGTTGCTGAGATCCAACTCTAACGGTATACTCTGCCATTAGGAAGATACTCCAGGATTAACTTCAACTAATCCTTCAATAACTCTTGTCTTGTATCCTGTTGGAGCAGTCAAGAGAATATCATAAACATACCTTCTGCGATCCAAAGCACCTGTTTCTGTACTATTCATTGATATACCAATCTCACCAGCAGTTCTGTTAACGAATACCAAAGGTACAGCTACACTAGAAGTACTGGTGTAGCTTGTTTTAAAAGCTGCCTCACCAGTATATCCTGTCATGTTAAGTGGAGTACCATCTTTATTGGTAATAAAGAAAGTCACGTCATAGTTAGCATGACGGTCAACGACTATGTTTACAGGTATCGCTGCCATTAGATTCTAGAAGTTACTTTATTTAGTTGGTTTTTTAGGCGGTATTGGTTTTCCACCATTAGCCGCAAGTTCATCTGGATCAGGAGATTCTAGAAGATCTAATGTCTCTAATCCACCAATAATTTTAAATCTATATTCTTTCAACTCAGTCAGACTCTTTTCAGTTGTTGAGATCTTAGTCTCTGCCTCACCCAATTGTCGTGTGAGTTCATTACGTATTTTACTTGCTTCCATAATAAAAGTTTAATAATAATTATTTATCAGCGTTTCTTTCTCGTATCCATCCTGTACATATGTACTTAGTTTCAGATGTTGGTGCAACTCCTCTATGAACCCATGGCCATAATCCAGGAAATATTATTAGTTTCCCCATCTCTGGTTGAATTTTTAGTCCTGAATTAAATTCAGTATATCCTTCTTCTGTTATATCATTTAGATACCATATGAACGTTAAACGTCTAGTCTCTAATTGATCATGATGCCATTTATAAAACCCACCTGGTTTTGTTTCTTGTATTTGATATCCAGTATCTTCTGGAACAAAATTCAACACAAAATCTTCATATGGATGAGGAAGCCATTTTACATAATAATCTAAATTGAGTCCTATTGATTTAAAGAATACATTATCTTCTTTTTCCCAGTCAGAAGAACCAGTAATAAGAAGATCAGTAGATTGTTTAATATCCAGATCTACACCTCTACCAATCTTACCTTGATATCGATTATCATCTTTCTTAAATTTTTCAATTACATGTTCACAAAAATCTTTATCTAACTGTTTCTTTGCGACATATACCAAATCATCAATACGCATCTAAAATACTTTAAGTCTTCATAATATAGCACAAAGCATAGTATGGTGGCAAGTTCTCATGTGAAGAACCACTTCCCTTAGAGTTTGTGCTGGGATTTGCGTTACCTGTGTTTCCATTACCATTACTGCTAGTACCTGGATTTTCACTACCTGTGCTTCCACTACCACCACCAGTAGTTCCACTTATACTAATCGTTGTGTTATGAGTATGGTCTTCACTGACTCCTAAAGTATCGAAGTAGTGTGCGTGAGCGTTAGTAGTTCCACTATTGACAGTACCCATATTAGTACCACCATTAGAGTCACCCAAATATCTGGTTCCACCAGTGTTTATAGTACCTTGATGACTACCGTAGATACTGTGTGCGTGTGAACCACTATTAGATGTGTTTCCACTATGATAATGGTTATCACTTTGTGTTCCACTAGTTCCACTTCCTGAACCACTGAATGAGTGAGTGTGACTACCAATACTATGGGAGTGATTATCTACAGTGTGACTGTGGCTACCTATACTATGTGTATGATTGTCAACTGAGTGTGAGTGTGACGGCATTTGTGCTTCCGTCAAGGTTACAGTAGAAGCACCACCAGTAGCATCAACAGCGTAACTATTTCCAGCACCAACAACAAACCTATTTCTTAAGTCAGGAGTACTGTTGTTACCATCACACAGAACCCATCCATTAGGAATAGCACTCTGTGCTCCAGACCACATAATAATACCACCAGCAGGGAATGTATCACCACCTCCAGTAGGAGCAGCTGCTGCCCAAGCAGTTCCATTATATGTTAGAACATCATTGGTAGAAACAGATCCAGTAGTTACATCAGTTAGGTCATTAATAGCAAGACTAGGTGTAGGTGGATTAATCCATTCTATTTCAGTACCAGTTGAACTTAATATTTGACCTGATGATCCAATATCATTATCCTTATCAATAATACCACCATGGAACTTACAACCACCATCAGCAGTTTCAAAGCAAAGGACGTTTGCATAATTTAAACCAACTTCAGCATTCTTCTTAAAGTATGCCATAACTCCACTTACCCAATCAAGTTGGATAGTGGTTCCAGAACCAGCAGCGGCTATATGGAAAGTACTATCAGCATAACTGTAGAGATAAGTTGAAGTATTGTTATTTCTAAGTTCAGCTCTCTTAGTGTTACTACCTACAAGTAGGTAAGAATCAGAATCTGCGTTACCTACCTTAAGTTTGTTATTTGTATTATCCCATACTAAAGAAGCATCTCCTTCAAAGGAACCTGAATCATTAAACTGTACCTGTGTATCAGAACCACCAGGATCTGTAACATTAGAATTCGCATCTGCTTGGTTAGTCCACTTACTTGTAGCATTATCCCACTTAAGTACTTGACCACTAGTAGGTGATCCAGTAATAACAACATCAGCTAAGTTTGCAATAACAGCTGTGTTATCTAAATAAGCACTTAAATCTGGTGGAGTATATGAGAATACACCATTAGCATTATTATAAGAAATAGCACCAGAACCAGAAGCAACCTGTGGTGATCCTACTGATAGACTCGTTAATGCAATGAAAGTACTAACATTAGGAGGAGTATATGAGAATACACCTGTAACATTATCATAAGATAATGCTGCTGTACCTGCTGTATTACTAGTGACAGATATATCTGTTAATGCAATACCAAATGAAGCAGGATCTCCTGCAATCCATTCTGAACCATTATATTGAAGAACATCATCAGCAGAAGCATTTAATGAACTAGCAACATCACCAAGATCATTTACGTTTATACCATTAACAGTAAAATCAAGAGTTCCAGTAGCATCTTCATAGCTTACTCCAATACCTGTTTCGGTATTACCAGTTACCATTGCTCCAACAATATCCTGAACTTCCTCAGTTGTTAGTGTACTACCACCAGACTCAGGAGCATTCTCCCAACTTGCACCATTATACTTTAATACGTGTCCATTCTGAGGAGATGCAATAGTTACATCAGAAAGATCATTTACTGCAACAGCAGTTAAGTAACTACTTAAATCTGGAGGAGTATATGTGAATACACCACTTGTATTTGTATATGCAAGTCCACCACTACCCGAAGCAGAAGCGTTAGAACCAACAGAGAATGCTGTTAGATCTGTGCTTGCAGCAGAAAGGTCAGGAGGAGTATATGTGAATACACCAGTTGTATCATTGTATGCTAATGCTGCTGTACCTGCTGTTGCAGTAGTTATAGAAAGATCTGCTAATGCAATACCACTTCCACCTGTTGCTGTTTGATCAGAAGCAGAGATCCATTTAGATGAACTATCATCCCACTTCAGTACATGTCCGTCTGTAGGAGATCCTGCATTAACGTCAGCAAGATCATTAAGGTTCTTACTAGAAAGATCTATAGTTGTTAGATATGTACTAGAGTCAACACTACCATCTGCCTTTAAGAATTGAGATGATGTTCCACCTGTCTTAATAATAGAATTAGCAGTTAGATCACCAGTAGATCCTTCAATTTTTGCTCTCCATACATTAGTAGAAATATTACCAATGTAAAGTCCTTTTCCATCATTAGTAGTGATACCATTAGCAGCATCAAGAGTTATAGCATAGGCTCCAGCATTCTGTACATCAAGTCTACCAGCACCAGATCCACCAGTGAATATAACATTATTAGTTGAAGTTGCTCCTCTTCCAGTAACAGTCTCAAGAGTATCTGTTTCAGTAACAGAAGTTAGATAACTACTGAGATCTGGTGGGGTATACGTAAATACACCAGTAGAATCATTATATGCAATTCCACCACCACCTGAAGCAGAAGCGTTAGAACCTACAGAAAGATCTGATAATACAATTCCACTAGTACCAGTAATAACAAGGTTCCCAGTACCACCACCTTGTCCGAAGGTGATTCCAGTACCAGCTACAAGGTTTAATGTCTGTGGAGTACCAGCACCATTATTTGTATAAACTATTTGAGATGTAGTTGCATTAGCATGGTTGAATACAAGAGTATTATCTGCTGCTGGTGTAAATGTAAATTGACCAGTTAAATTATTATATGCTAATCCACCATTACCAGCAGCTGTTGGTTCAGCACCTACACTAAGATCTCCTAATGCAATACCAGCACCAGATCCACCAGTGTCAGCAGCATTAACCCATTTAGTACCATCCCATTTTAAAATCTGGTTAGTTTGTATAGAGTTAATATCGACATTACTAATGCCCTCTATAGTTTGACTAACATATTCAATACCACCAGCACCATCAGAAGATAGTGTCTGACCTACTGTACCTTTTGATCCTGCCTTATCAGAAATTGAAGTTCCAGCAGGGAACAATAAAGCATCAGCAGATTTGTCCCATGTAACATCAGCGTTAGCACCCTTGAATATAGCATCACCATCAGTAGTAGATCCATCAGATTCTACAGTGCCAGTGATATTAAGTCCTGTAGTACTAAATGAAGCTATAACGGTTGAACCAGACGTATAAGTAAGGTTATCTGCTATGAGTAGGAAATCACTAGCATTGCCATTAAGAGTATTTACTCCAGCTGATCTAGAGAAACTAGCATATTGCGAAGAACCTAAGATGAGTCCTCCAGCATCAGAACATATTAAACTACTAGCTGTTATATCAAGACTGGTTGTATTACCAGAAGCAGTTACCTGTGCTAATGTAGGTGTAGTACCACCTGTGTCATCTGCTACTTCCCAAGTAGTATTAGAGACATTATATTTAAGAATTTTGCCATCACCAAGATTGGTTGTTGCATCTACATTGCTAAGATCATTTAAAGCAACTGTTGTTAGATAACTACTTAAATCTGGTGGAGTGTATGTGAATACACCTGTACTATTGTTGTATGCGAGTCCTGCTGTACCTGCTACAGCAGTGTTAATAGAAATACCTGTTAGTGTTAAGAAACCACTAACATCTTCTGGTGTGAATGACAATATACCAGTGATATTATTATAACTTAATCCAGAATTTCCAGGAGTATTCTGAGTGACAGATAGATCTGTTAAAGCAATCCAGTTTGCAGAATTATCTGTTACTACACTATATCCACCAGAACCATCAGTCTTCATCAGACCAGCACTAGGGAAATCTGCATCCTGAATAGCATCACCAATTGATGTAATGAAATTACTTAAATCTGGTGGTGTATATACAAATTGTCCATTAGTATTGTCGTATGTTAATCCTCCACCGCCTCCAGCAGAGTTAACAGTAACGTTTAAATCACTCCAAGTCAAATACGTAGCATTAAGACCAGTCTGAGTCCCAGTGAAGGTATGCAGGTCATAACCTATCTCATTAATCTTCTGCCTTTGATTTTCAAAGGTATCGGTCTTATTTACTATGACTTGTGCCATTGTTATTCATCAATTGTTTTAATAGGGTCTTGAGTTCATCTATTTCACTTTTAACATAGTCTAATTCATTCTCCATATTACGATATTTGTTTCTGGAGGATTTATATTTGGCAAAAGAAGACCTGTCAGTATTTATTATTGCACCTGTATTTACATCACGATACAAATGGTCTTGATTCTCAACCTTCAAGTGATTCATATCAATAAGATGCCACTGCCCTCATATCTTGAATCTTAGGAACGAATGCAGGGTTATTAGATCTCATAACAATCTTAACTGCATAAGATGAGAATTCTGGTAAATTCTCTATGCTATAAGATAGTTCTTGATATGAAGATTGTTTTTCTGTAATACCACTAATGGCATTTTCAGAAGAAGCAATAGTATCTACATCAGGTTCACCTGCTTCATTAAAGTAAATCCATTCAATGTCTTCAAAGTTCTCCTGTGAAGAAGACTTCTTAATCTTATAAAGAATCATAAGATTCTTAATATCAGTAACGTTAGCAGTAAGTTTTACATCAATAGATGTAGCAGGATTTTCAATAGCAATCTCTTTAGTCACATATTTAGAAATTCCAGAACTATTCTTAGATTGGGTTTCTGTAATGAAGTCAACACCATCTGCATAAGATACTGTTGCAACTTCAATGAAACTTACTTCATCAACTGGTTGATTAGGATATGATACTAGATCACCAACTCTAAAGATATCAGATAACTGATCATCTACACTAGCGTTTCTATCAAAACTACTACTATCAATAAGTCTTCCTGTATAATCATTATTAATTGGTTGCTTGTCATTAACAGTAGTCAACTCACCAGACTTACTATTCCACAAGATTATCTTTCCAGAAATTTTATTATCATAAGTATCTGCTGGTACTGATGGATTCCTAGCAGTTACATATGTTGGAGGTGTAGTGGTATTTGGTATATCAAACCAGAATTTAACAAGACCATCTGTACCAACAGTGATTGCACCAGCAAATGTTTGTCCACTAAAGGTTATTGTTTCACCAGCAGTGAAAGTATTAACTGTAGTAACCTTAACAAATACAGTACTACCATCAACCTTGACAATAGTTCCTTCTGCTTTAGAAGTAGTACCAACAAGAGTTTGTGAACTATTAATTACTTCAGCACCTTGTAGACCAGATGCAGTAAATGAAAATACTGGTAGGAAAGTTACAATTTGATTCCTTCTACCGTACCTATCTTCTGTTCCAGATGCATTCTCAATACGATTAGTAATAGTCTTAACAGATGCTCTATCCAAATCAATAACTGGAGAAAGATGTGTAACAGTACTTGATAAATCAAGTTTATAAACTAATGAATTATCGATACTATTAACGGTTTCATTAATCTTAGAAGCAACAATCTTCTGATTAATAAAATAGAAATCCTCATTTAAGAAAGTCTTTTCATAATCAGTCTGTGAATATGAAACGAAAGTACCTAAATTGTCATCTATTGGTGCAATGTTTGTAGTCTTAACAAAACTATCAATTTTAGTTTGACTGAATGTTAGATTAGATATAGAAGCAAATACCTTCTCAAACTTCCTATTGTATGTCGCTAGTACATTTGTACCACCACCAAAGGAATTACCAGACGCTCTAGTAGATCCAGTGATGTTATAATAATCAACACCAGTATTAGAAACCTTATAAAGATTGCTGTTTATTGATGAGGCAGTTACACCACCAACATCAACTGCATTCTTGAAGTAAACCCATGACTTATTAATATCAAAACCATTGTCTCTATGATTAACCTTAACAACATAATTGTTATTCTTGAATAGTGTTGATGTAGCAGTAGTATTTGCTTCTGCATTAGTCTCAATTGGTTGTGCATCCAATGCTTCAAATCCTAAGTCATCGTTAGACAACATCAAACTTGCAGTTCTACTAATATCAAATTCTGCACGATTCAATACAAACTTAACATCTTCAAATAGATCTTCAGTCCAATCACCTGTGTTCTGTGATCTGAATAAAGAACCTAAAGCAGGTTGTGTTGTGACAATTTGACTAGTGGCAACTTCAACTCCACCCAACTTAGAAGACCACAATTCATAATCAACTGAATCTGTCTCAATAGCAAGAGCATACTCAGTATCATTCTCAAGATATACAGGGAAGTCAAATCCAAACTTAGTAGGAGTTATAGATTCTGTTTCTCCTGTCTCATCAATAGCAATACCCATTCTAACTGCTGGAGTATCAATAGTAATTTCAGATTCAATCTGAGCACCAGCATTACCAGAACCTGTTCCTCTAAGAACAATAGATGGTGGTTCAGTATAACCAGAACCAGCAAGTGTCATTTCTGCATCATATACAAGACCTTGAGAAACTCTAACCGTAGCAGTAGCGTTACCACCACCAGGAAGTTGTGGACTTTCAATAGTAATAATTGCAGAATCGTATCCACTACCTGTATTAGCAACATTCAACCCAGTTACACGACCAGAATCCTTAGTGATGTTTAATGTGAATTGTGTATTGTTTGCATTATTAGCTTGTGTAATAGATGTAACATTTAATAGTTCATCTTGTACAAAATTCTTACCATTGTTGTTATCTAAAACAACAGTATACACTTGATCATTTGTAAGTGTGAATAGACCTGTAGTACTAGCAACAACTTCAATATTATTCTTATCAATCAGTTTACTAATAGGACCAGAAGCATTGGACTTAGATCCAGTTACCTTCTCTCCTTTTGTTATCGTAAGTGTATCACTTGCGACTACTTTTAAGAATGTCTCTGGAGTTAATACCTTCTGAGTACCAGGAACAATATTCTTACCTGGTTTTCCACTAGTAGTATCTGTTAGATAAACTCGTAATGGGATATTATCACTCTTCTTATTAAAGAATAGATCTATACTTGTTACAAATACACCACCCTCAAATCCATCAACTTTAAATGTTTGAGCAAATGGGTTTGGTCTTATAGGATTCTCTGTATTACTACCAACAATTTGTGTACCTTCATTTGCTTTAAAGAATGCAGGTCTTGTGGAAATAATAGAAGATGGATTCTCTGGTACTACACCAGTAGCATAGAATTTCACTTCAGCAAATGTTTCTACTTCATCCTTACTAGCATCAGTAGAACTTGAAGTGAATCTAATAGTCTTAACACCAGTACTGAATCTCAATTCATCAGCATCACCATCATAACTTACTGTATCAACATTACCTGTCCAGACAGCATTTTCTCTAGGTGGTAATCCAGCAGGTACCAAAATGACACCACTTGCATTACCATTATTATCTGTAGTAATAGATCCATTAAATGCTGATAATGAGTTAGCAGCAATGCCAGTATACTTAAGATCAGGATTTACCCATCTACCAATATCTCTACCTTCCATAAAGACATAAACCCTTGTATTTGGTTTAAGTCTATTAATCCTAAACTTAACAGGAATACTCCTAGCAAAGTATGATAATGATGTAACAACAAATTTTGATCCTACACCTTTAGTTACTAGTCCTTTACCAACTTCATTGTTTTCTGGACTAATATTTGAAGATGTTGATACACTAGCAGTAGCAACAGTGGAATCTGCAATATTAGAATTAACTTCTGCAAATGATCCAATATTATAGAATGCTTGATCAGCTCCTATCCAATTAACTTTATATGAATTATAAAGACTTGAGAATGCTTCCTTTAGATTTTCCTTAGCAAGGAAAATAGAATACAAATTGGTGTTATTATCTGTTACTAAAGGTTCAACACTACTGTCATACCAAGAATCTACACTTGGTCCAATAAATGAATCACCAACATATTGAAGAACAACAAATGGGTTAGGATTAACTGTGTTTGTAGCAAAGTTGTTTCCTAATAGTTCTAGTTCTGTATATGGTAAGGTTATAATGTCACCTGTTTTCTGATAACCAGAAACAGATCTTTGATCATCTCTAGTATTAATCTCAACTAGATTAATCGAATCTTCTTTTGCTTGTGCTCTTAGTACAGATTGCTGTGTATCAATAGCACACTTATAATCTAAAGACTTCAAAGATCCAATCTTATGAGTCTCAAAATTGTCTACAACGAAACCACTCTTAAAGCGATTAACACCAGCAGAATCAGTAATCTGCATATTCAGTGCTTGCTGCTCAAGAATGCTTAACGTTGTGTAATATTCTAGTCTCTCAATACGTTTCTCCAACTTACCAATGTCACGCATTGTGTAACGACGATTATCAACTGGAGTAATCCTTACATCCTTACCTGTCTGTGTAAATGCAGGAATGTACATATAGTACAATGCAATAGCATCACTGATAACATCAGGTTTAGATGGGTTAAGTGATGAATTACCTTGCTTAACAATGAATTGACCTTTCTTATTCAAGAACAATCCATCAATCCTATCAAGGTATTGTGTCTGTGTGAATGAGAATGTATATTCTAATCCAACATCAGGAGCAGGAGTACTAGAAACAATACCACCAGTACCTGTAAATGATCTGCTATTAGGTGCAGACAATAATGATGTATTCTGATATCCACCTATAATTGCATCGTTATCTACCTTTGGTCTAAAGTCAAGTACATCTTTCAATGATACTTTACCTAGTACAGGTGAATTAAATGATGGAATCTCTTCAGCACCAACACCTGCTTCATGTAAATAAGAATCAACTGTGATGAAATCTCCAGCAGTATGATCAAAGTAATCAAAAGCAATTACTAGTTGACCTACTGGTGCTTCAAAACCAGGTTTGATAACAAGTCTAGAAACATCATATATGGTATCTCTTTGTCCATCATCAAATGTAAACCTGTTAGATACATCAGTACCAGTAACAAGGTTTCCTGCTTTATCTACTACAGGAGGTGTCGATGAAGATCCTTCATAAACATACTTCAAATTAAATGCATCAGCATAACTGTATACATCTAAAGATTCAGTATCATAGTCTCTACCTCTTAAAGGTATAATTTTATCTCCAGCAGCTTCAACAATAATTCTCTTGTTTAAATTTGCTGTCTTAAGTCTTGGTTTTGCTTTAGTAACTTCTAAAGTAGCAGTTAACTTTAATGTTGGATATGTTGAATAAGAAGCAGATCCAAAGTAACCAGCAGGTAAATTCAACTTAACACTACCAGATGTCAATCCACTAGCAGCATCAGTAGATGCTTTTATCTCAACTTGATCTGAAGTAATATAAACTACATCACCAGCAGCAACGTCAGGAGCATCACCTGGATCAAGGATTGTGATTAAGAAGTTGCTTTCACTAAAAGATACAAATCTTTGAGTTCCAAATGGGAGTTGAGCAGCAAAAGTAATAGATCCAGAACCACCAGAACCTGTAGATATAAAATCTCTCCTGAGATAATATGTGATTTTCGAATCATCAGAAGTAGCAACAATAGAACTTATTTCTTTAGAACCAGTCTTGTATATTAAAGTTCCCTGATTGAAGTTCTTAATAGATGGTCTTACCCTAACAACACTAGCATTAGTAACATCATTAGGTAATGATCTGTCTAAGTAGATCCTTGATTTATATACACCAGCTGGTTTTGTAGACTGTTGTACAACACCTCTTACAAGGATTCCAGTATCATCTGTGAACTGAATTAAATCTCCATGAATAACAAACGTTGTTGCATCTCCACCAAATCCTGTACACTCAATATACTTCCTTCCTTTGCTTCCACTGAAAGTAAAGTCAGTTACCGAAACAACCTCAGAATACTTCTCTTTGTTAATCTCAATATCTGCTGTAAATGTATTAGCATTACCAGATCCAAATTGAGAGTAGAATGACTTAACATTCTGTGGAGTATATGTTGTAACAGCATTCCTTACCAATACTGGAGTTACAACTGCTTGACTGGTAGCACCAGTATCAATAATTTCAACTAATGGTGGTTGAGAATACTCAACTAAAGCAGAATCTCTGTCAAGAATCTGAACTCTCCATACTAATTGATCTCCACTGACATCAACCTTAATCTTAGAGTTATCATATTCAACACCATCAATTCTAATAGTTGCTGTAGAAGAATGATTTGCACCTCTACTATTAACAACAAAATGAGATATTGTATTATCTTTTGCAATCCTTAATGTATTACCTGCTTCATCAGCAACAACTTCACCACTCTTAAATACACCGAATAAACCCTTTAACATAAGAGTTTTGTTCTTAGTATATGATCCTGTAGAAGTTCCTTCTATTACACCATATGCACCACTTGTAAGACCTTTAACATATTGTCCTGGAGTAAAACTACCAGAGACTGAGATCTTATCATCTAACTGAATTTTAGTAAAGAAGTTTGGATCAAAGTACGATAGTCCAAATGTACTATTATATGTTGCATCTCCATTGGATAGTCTTCCTTTAGAGATAACAATATCAGTATCAGAATTAAATCCTGATCCTCTCTCCAATAGAGTATAGTTACTAGGTTTTGCTATACCAACTACAGGAGTAATTGTTTCATTGTAGTCAACAATCTTACCAAAAGGAACTGATCCAGGTGTCTCTGCATCATTCTCATTCATATAGATGAATCTATACTTGTTAGCATCAGTCTCATCATACTCAATAAGGAAGTCATCCAAAAGATTCTTTTGTGCAGTTACAGTGATCTCTAGAAATGTAACTGTATTATCTGGATTAGATTCAATTCTAGGAACCCTAGAATAAGATAGAACTTCAAAGCTGTTTGCTATGATAGTACTACCACGTGATTGAATATACCAAAGAGTTGGAATACCATCAGCAGTAGTTCTGAAATTAGCACCAGTAAGACCTGCAACACGTGTTGCATAGTTATTATCAACTTCAATATAGAGGGTCTTGATACCTGCATTGATATCAAAGAAAGAACCCCTTCTATTAATAGTCTGCTTTGGATCAGTTGCAGATTCGGTATTATTCATACCAATAGATCCATCATTAAATGCAGCAGACAAATACAAGTTAGGATATGATGTAAGCTCAGATCCTTCTGAGTTTACTGGTATCGAACTATAATTGTTAGTAATTCTGTAGGTAGGTAAACCCTTTGTCTTAATACGTATATCTTCTCTGTTTAATGTTTCACGTGCTTTATCAACATCAATATACTTGGTCTCTTTATTAACAATCTCAAAACCTTTAATATATGCTTTACCTGGACCAACACTAGCAACTAACTTCTTACCAGCATCAGACTCATCAATACCATTTACCAGACCAGTAGTTACATTCTTACCATAGATACCAAGATTACCATTCTTCTGGTAATACTCTCTTACATCAAGAGAGAAATTATCAACAATATAATCTCCAGACTCATCATAAGTTCTACGTGCAAGAGTTTGCTCTAGTAGATTATAATCAGTTTGGGTTACCTGTGTTTGTACTACTCCATTCTTAATTTGAAGTAATTTAATAAAATTCTTATCGGTCTTCTCGTCTAATGAGTATACAACGAGACTCAGTTTGATACTTAACCTATGTGCTCCAGGTGCAGAATAATTTGAAGACCCTATTGAATTGTCATAGAGACTTGCATCTTCTTCAGGAGTTGAAATAGATTCAATGATTTTGAATCCTATCTTTGCAGATGCCTTATCATAATACTTGTCAACTACTAGTAACTCTGTACTATTCCTAACAAAATATCCATTAACAAAGTAAATACCTTCTTCTACTTTAACAGCAGAAGCATATCCCATTGCGGGACTCTCTAACGACGTTGATATACCTGTGTCAGGATCAGTAATAGAAATACTAGTAGGAAGTACGCTTCCATCGGTTCCCACCACCATCAGTGGTGTATTAACACCGTCTACTACCTCTAGGGTCTCACCTTGACGGAATGTGTCCTCATTGCCAGCATCACCACTATTGGTGTATGTAACATATAATACATCAGCAGCAATTTCTGTTGCTACATTAGATTGAAGGATAGTTGCAACAACACCAGATGTTAATCCTTTAATCTGTTTATTAATTAATTGTGTGACATCATATTTCTTATAAACTATCTGACCATTGACATTTGTAGGTATCTCAGATACTGAAGATAGTTTAACAAAATGCAGTTTGTTATTAAATCCAATTTCACCAGGAATGACTAACTCACCCTGTTTAAAAGCATATTTACCAAACTGTTCAATTTGGTTTTGTAATAAAGACTGAAGCTGCGTTAACTCTCTCGCTTGGACAGAATATCCAGGGCGAAAGAGTACTTTGTAAAAGTTTTTGTCAGTGTCAAAATCGTCGTAATACGGTGCGACATTAAGATTCGTCTTTTGAGGCATTGCAACCAGTCTCTAATAACGGTGGGTAAATTAGAATTCGATTACTAGTTTGATGTCCTCAATTTGGTCAGCAGCTCTAGTAATCTGTCTTCTGTTCTCTATGTATACGATTTCGCCAGAGTTTGCAGCGATTTCGGGGGATGCTAGACCTCCTGTTAAAGCGATGCCTGACACGGTGCCACTAGCACCTGTATCGATAGCTCCACTAGCAGTAGATGCTTGTCCTACAACAGCATTAGAAGCATTCGACTCGAATGCTCTTGCTACACCAGAATCACTATGTAACTCTGGAGATTGATAATACTTAAGGATACCTGATGCAGAATCCCAAGACACAACTTTACCGTATGCAGTACCACCAGTAACTGATTGGAAAATATCTTCGTCAACAGTATAATCTGATGTTGCTCCGTTAATCTTTAGTACAGATGTACCACGTAATGTTGAAGCAGAAGCATAGTTAGTTGTACCATAATCAAATGGGTCTTGAACGATACCGATACGACGGAAATCATTGTCTACAGGGAAGTCACCTGAACCCTCATCATATGTCAAACGAATGTTTGTCATGACTCTCTTAGAGAATAGTTCATTCTCAGCGTCAGAACCATGTCCTCCAGTTGGAGAAATAACAACTTCGATTGAAGCTTTACCAGTAAATGCACTAGCAGCAGATGTAAGACCTGCGTCAGTGAATACTTTACCAGTCTCTAGAATTGTAGTTCCGTAAGTATATCCAGTACCTACTGCTTCCATTGATGCGCTTGTAATGGTTCCAGAACCATCTGTAGCAAACTTAACAATAGCAGCACTACCATCACCGTATACTGGTGTATAAAGTGTTGCAGTAGCAGGAAGAGCACTTCCAGCATCTTCTACAACAGCTACATGAACACCACCATTAACTGCTTGACCTTCAACAGTTACCCTACTTGCTTCAGTCTTCTCAACGATAGGTAAGAAGTCTGTAGAAAGGAATGAAAGAACATCTGCTGTAGGCAGAGTGAACATATGCTTCCAAATGTATCCAGCAGTACCAGAAGGTTCTGTATAGATTCCACTAGCAAATGCACCTTGTCCACCAGCAGGTTGAGACTTAGGCTCATAAGTAGCGTTTTGTCCAGTTGGATTAGCAGGACTTTCGCCGTTATAAAGACACTTAAAGACTTCGTAACTTGAGTTCATTACATAGAACTTACCGTCAGAAAGACTTGTTTGACCAGTAGCAGTTGATTTACCAACAGCACCACCGCCACCTGGAGTAGGTGCGTATGATGGACGGTACATATCAAACTTAGGATTTAGTGAGATGTTCCAGTTATAACGAGGAACAACTAGACGTGCAAATGGTCCTGTAATACGCTTGGCAGCAATCAGTTCATTATAAATTGCTAGTTTCTCGGAATAGTTATCAATTGGAGCAGGAGGTGCTTCTTCAGTAGCATACCTATAAACTCCAGACTTAGCAGTAGCACTTGAAGTACCACCAGTGATGGTAGTTCCAAATGAAGGTGTAGTTGTAGCAGTAGGAAGAACGTTATTAACCAGAATACTATTCTCATTAACCTCAGCAACTGTTGCTGACCATCCACCACCTGAAACAGTTTCACCTGCTGCAAATGTACCTGATACATTGAATACTTCAATATAAGCATCCCATTTTGCAGATCTTCCTACGAAGAAATACATTCTAGTTCGAGCTGCATCCGCATCGTTTGCGCCTTCGCTCAATGACTCTAGGAATTGCTTCGCATTGAAGATCCTAAATTTTTCTGAAATAATAGCTGCCATAGCACTGGTCTCTAAATGTTAAATTAAGACTAAATCCGAGTTATTTATATTTATTTATAGGGCGTTTCTGATGTACTCTCCAATGAGATGCTCCTCAATAGGAGAATTTTCTACGCCTCTCGTACATCCTGTAAAACGATCACTTAACTTGCCAGTGTAACTGATCTTCTCACGACCAACAAAGATTGTCCCTGTTGTATCGAAATTGGTTGTATTTGCATATACGATAGCACCTGTTGGTACATATCCACCACCACTAGCATCTGGCAAGTCTGCTGTGTTCAACTGACTTATATAGTAGTTGATTGATGGGTTAACAAAATTCCATTTGATGTTACCAACAAACTGCGTGTTTACCGCTTCGTTGATTTCACCAATAGTAAATCCCCACTTACTGATCTCTTCCAGTGTATACTCGGATACTGGAATACCACCTGTAGAAAGTACATCTCCTAGATCTAGTTGACCACCAACGGTGCTATAACTAACCCTATTAAATGTCTGTGGAGTTGGTCCTAAAATTGCGGAACTATATGTGTTCTGATAAGCAAAATGATTATCAACAGCACCAGTTACGATATATTTAATCAATTGCTTATTGAAGTTGACATTAAATGTCGCAACAGATCTAATAGTTCTAGTTTTTTCAATTTCAATCTCTATAGAGGATCCCATAGGGGCAGAAGTGACTGAAGTTGGCCATGATCTAATGATCTCTTTATTAAAAACAAATCCACCAAGATCAGCAACCAATTCGAATGTAGAAACAACTACTGGTTTATTAGTAACTAATCCTCCACTAGCTGGACCTCCAAGTAGAACATCACCAATAACTTCAATACCCTTAATAGGAATAATTTCAGTTGTAACATTAGAAGGAGACTGTTTTAATAATGTAGTTGAGAATATTAATCCAACTAAACTATCAATCTTTCTATCATTTCTCTTAATGATACTAAATCTCCTAGCAACACTAACTCTTGGTGTCTTAGTGTATCCAGAACCAGAACGTATTAATTTAATGTCAACAATTTGACCCTTACTGACTATTACCTCAGCCTTTGCTCCACCACCAGCACCATCTTCAGGAACGAAGTGTAATACTGGAGGAGTAGCATATCCATATGCAGTAGTAGGTTCAATAATACCTTTTTCATAATATAATTGAAGACTCTTCTTATTCCATTCTATACTTGTTACTTTATCACCAGTAAGTGTACATGTAACACTTAATCCAACACCATTAACATCTCCATTATAATTTGTAGTAGATACAGAACCAAAGAAGTTAGAAGATACTTCAGAACCAGATCTATAATCTTTAGGATTTACATATTTTGGTAATCCCTGTATATCTCTATAAGCATTCTCACCATCAATTTTAATCTTATCCCCTACATTCAAGTTCGCTATTAAATTCTTTGATTGATAATATGCACTTTCTGCTTGTGTACTATCATATAACCATGCAGAAGCATTTCTCTGCATCTTGTAATTGTTATACTCATCCTTTTGATAAGAAAGTGTACTAGGAACGTCAACAGTTACTTCATTAATACCAGTAGAGAAGTATAATGCTTCGGAACCATTGAATAAAGGATTATTACCAGCAATGATTAATTTAACTGATCTATCATTAAGTCTCTCAATAGTCTTAATCTCACCTATTGGATTTTTACGAGATCCATCCTTTTGATATACAAATCTAGAATTATCATAGTTTGTTTCAAACCAACTAAACAATGAACCAAATGTATTAGGATTAGTATCTGTAATTGTTAATTCTAATTTATTAAAATACTTACCAGGTTGGAAATCATGCAGAGTAATTGTCTGTTGTACATCTCTACCATACAACAGCATAATTTCTACACTGTTCTTAGCAAATATCTTTCTTGTAAATCTTATAGCAGGTCCAGTGATAGTATATGATTCGGTCTGTCTCTGTAATACACCATCAATAAAGACAAGTGCATAATCAGCATCATCTACTTTCTTAACCTCTTTAGTAGCACTATCAAGTAGAATGAAAGGACCAGCAGATCCATCCAATATACCAGAAGTTTCAATCTCACATCTGATATAGTTACCAATACCATGTAGAGCAATATTCTCTACTGCTAATGGTTCATATACAGTCTTAGTATTTGCTTCCTGACCCCAGATAGGTGCTCCAGAGAATACTATCTTATTTGGTGATGTGGTTCTATCAATATGATAAGCAGAATCATGTTGTACAACACCACTTATTGCAACTAAAAGATTCTCATTAGCGTCAGTTACTACCTCTTCACCATCATCATAATATAAGTCAAAGATTTTGTTTTCGTTATTAACGTAGTCAGGAAGAGAAGTTACAGCAGTTCCTGGACCTGTAACTAATGTTGATTTTAAATTCTCATACAATGAAATCAATGCAGATTCAACATCTGCACATTTAGGATTACCTGAATCCACACGAATGTTAATATCAACAAATGGATCTAATGTAGTATATGTACCAGTAGGTAATATATTTCTCATTGCTAATATAGCAAGATCCCTTGTCTTTTCATATGCTTTAATAGTTGGTTCAATTTCACCTGTAATGAAATCTAGAAGATCATTGTTATAATATGCTTCACCAGCAGCAATAGTTCTAGAGTTACCACCAAATCTTAAATCATGCTCTAATGCATCTACTACTAAACCAATATCTCTATGACATGTTGGACCTAACCTACCCCATGTAAGTGCTGGATACTCATTCTTAATCCAACCTAATGTTTCTGATTGAATATATGCTCTATTCATTGCTACTAAATTAGCAGCATCAATCCAAGTACCAGATCTTTGATGTATATTTCTAAGTTTCTTAAGATACCTAGCATTCAATGTAGCAGTCTTAAATTCAAACCACCTACCATAGAACTTAACCTGTTCTATATTCTGTCCTTCATGTACTCTTGGACCTAATGGTGGTGATGAGAATGTAATATTATTACCATTGATAACATATGCTGAACCAGGTTCTTGTATAATACCATCAAGAGTAATAGTCAATGCTTGTGCATTATATGGTGTTACAGCATTACCAGCAGCATCTACAATAACAAATGTCTTTTGTCCTTCAAGGTTTCCTTTATCAGTAAAGGCACCAGTAAAATTAGAATTAAGATATATCTGTTTTGCTCTGACCTCTTCTGTAGAGAATGTATCACGTGATACAGAACCTAACCCTTGTTCTACTTTAAGTTGCTCAGTCCTAATAATAGAAGTACTGATTTGTTTCTTAGTACTAACAACAGTGATCTTATTCTTCTCTGGATCCCATAATTGAATCCTAGTAGAATGTCCACTAGATGTAGTGGGTGACATTCTGACATGTGCATCAGATTCAATAAGAACCTCACCAAATAACTGGAAACCAGCAGGGTGAGTGGTTTGCTTAATTAAATCTCTCCAAACATCAATTGAAGTCTTAGATTTAACAACATATGAATAATCTTGATAATAGTAAGTATCAGTAATCTTTTGATTAGATGAACTAACTATACCTTGATCATCACTATATGATCCAAGATTATCAAAATATGTTTTAATCTCTGGTGTGAACTCAGTATATGAAACACTATCCAAAGTAGCAGTGTTTCCTTTAGCAAGACCAGTAATAATCAACTTTTCTCTAAAGAGACCAGATATATCTTTAACAGATAAAATATTAGATCCCTTTCTCCATGATGTAACTGTTCCTCTAGCAGTTTCTAAACCACCAATATGCTGAACTACAGTTTCACCAATTTTAAATGCATCAATATCAAAATTAGATAAAGTAAATACGTAATTTGATCTGATAGTAGAACTTAACGTAGTATCACTGTGATAAGTACCACCATTGTTAATAATACGAATATTTCTAGGAACTCCTATATCAGAACTTGAAAGATATACCTCAACATCACTTTCTACTATTCTAACTTCTGGAGCAACAGTATAACCAGATCCAGCATCAATTACAATAATACCAGTAATAACTCCAGCATCAGATACTACATCTAATAATGCATTTCCTTCAACAATTGCTTTTGGTTTAGAATAATTTGATCCAGCAGTAACAACAGTTACACCACTAATAGAACCATTATAGATGTCAGTCGTAGCAGTCGCTTTCAGCGTTTCTGTTGGGGCAACACCAACTACGATTGGAAGTTTCTTATATTCTCCACCGATGTTAATAACATTGATTGTATTAATAGCACCAATAGAAAACTTAGACTCGGAAGTATATGTGGCAATTCCAGAACCGTCATGTGGTGCAGTTACGCCAGTGTCATATACAATAGAATCACTTGTTACAGCTAATGCTTTCTTTACACCCTGAAGAGGATCAGGTACAACATTCAAATAACCTGTCTCACGTGATGTAACGTTATTCCTATCAAAATAGAAATACTTAGAATACCTTAATGGTACTTTTGTACTATAGGTGTTTGTAGCAACTCTTGCTCCAAATCCCAATTTAATATTAACGATATCACCAGAATCAACTTTCTCTGGAGTGTTTATGTTATAATTGATACTAGGAGATATATCAAACTCCCTGTCAGCCATTGAGGCATGAGATACATCAAAGTTATATCTATAGAATTCCTTAATGTTTAGTATGGGATTTCTCACAAAATTTATTTGATCTGTGGAAAACTCAAATACTTCAATTGGGGCAGAGACTTCAACAACTCTTACAAGTCTCTTATCATCACTTGTATCATAGAATACAGTACTTAGAGTAACAGCATTAATTGAAGTTAACGTTGAGTTATAATCCCATACAACTTGTGCTTTCTGAGTAATTGGATCATATGTCTGTATGACTGCATCTCCAGCAAGTTCACCAATCTTATAACCTCTATCTAAAGTATAACCAGGAACATATAATTTAACTACTGCATCATTATAATGATCTATAGCAATTGTTCCATTTTGTGCTCTAGTTACAGTTAGTACATTACCAGTCTTATTAATAACTTTTATAATTTCATCATCAATCTGAATATAATCATCTTTAGTGAAACCTATAGCACTATCTACATTAACCTTAGTCTCAGTGAGTCCTAAACCGATATGATCTATCTCTAACTGTAGTACTGGTGTACTACTATCAGTCTTAGACAAATCACTGTCACCAACTGTAAGAATCTCAAATTTTTGATACCCAGTACCTTTATTCTTTAATGTAACATTTATTACACTACCAGAAGGATCAACAACGAAGTCTGCTGTTGCATCAGTTCCAGTTCCACCCTTAAGAGCAATATCAGTATATGTACCAGCAGTATAATCTTCACCACCATTTAGAATAGTAGTTCTACCAATACCTGTATCATTTATTGCTGTAGAAGCAACAGGTGACTGGAAAGTTACTTCCTGATATATCCTGCTTCTGACATACTGTGTAGTTGTAGTAAGACTATCATCAGGATTAATGTCAACATCGATATCATCACCAATACCAACACCATGACTACTAGTAGTCTTTAAGATCGCTGTATTGTTGTTGATAGTGAATACATTCAACCCAGAACTTAAAGATGTTACACTAATCAACTTAGAACCAACAGTATCAATCAAATTACTACTTCTAATGAAATAGTCATCAGTAACATTGTAATCTCCACTTGTTACTTTAACTTTAACTGTATTTTTACTTGTAGTACTTTCTAATACTTCTCCTACTGCAATAGTAGTAGCAACCCCATCAGTATAACTTAAATTCGATCCTTTCGTATATGATGAGTTTTCATCCAATATTAAAGTTACTACTTTAGTATTAGAATATAATGGATCAGTAGTAGTGAATACACCATTCACACCTCTCAATGTAATTGTACTACCACTAAACACATCACCAACTATCTGACCAGTAGAACCAGTAGTTGATTGTGTTATAGTATCTCCATCAAACAGATATGCAGTATTTGATAATTTTATTAGTAATGCTTTAGTCTTCTGTGATTCAATTGAAGAAATTGGTTTTCCTTTTACAGAAGCAACTTCAGCAGTAACACCATGTCCTTCAGTGTTTGAGTCATCAATCTCTAATGGAGACCCAACTGAGAATGTTGAGACACTAGATAATGCTTCTGCACTTGCAATGCTACCTCTTGTGACTTCATCTACTATAAGTGTAGTCTTATCACCATTCTTTTGTATATCACTAGTTCTTAATCGTTTTGATGTTTGAGGAATATCACTATGACTTAATGACTGGACATAATTAGAATCTCTAGGAACTGCATAGTAGTTCTCACCAATGATATAAGGGAATACTGGAGTAGTACCATCAACTGTAACAAAATATGCATATACACCATCAGGATACTCAGGTGTTAAACAGAATCTACCATTATTGTGATCTAGTGTTCCTCTCTTATGAGTATACTCATAATCTTCAAAGAATGTACCTAGAATATAAGTTGCAGTAGAAGGACCATTAGTTCTAGAACTCTTCAAAGAATAACTAGTGGTCATTTGTGTGACAGAGCTAGTGGCATCTAATGGGTCTGCATAACCATAGGCACCATATATGGGGTTGCCATCATAAGCATACCCCAGAATAGGACTATGGTTCGTACCGTTGTCGCCACTACGCAAAGCAGCAGGAACTGGATTTGTTTGAGTTGACTTATACCTATCGTGAGTCCAAGACAGTATAGATGCAAATGCATCAGCACCAGATCCAACAGGAATGATGTCAACCTGAATATTAGCATCTGTATAACCACTACCAGCAGTAACTAAGTTACATGCAGTAATTTGACCATTATTAGATACCTCTGCTTTAAATTCCGCAAACCTACCCTTACCTGCTAAATCTAAGATCCTGATAACAGGTGGAGATGAATAATACTCACCTGGATTAGTTACCACCATACTGGTGATTGAACCATTGGTTATAACTGGAGTAACTACTGCGTTCCTACCAGAAAGTATCTCTATGGTGGGTATATCAGTGTAGGAGCCTGGTGTATCAACAATAACTGATTCGACTACCTGACCTGCTAACTTAGTCCTTGCAAGACCAGATACACCCCCTACAAGAACAAATGGTTCCTTAGCGTATCCACTACCTCTTTGAAGAACATGAATCTCTTGAATTGGACCATTGAGTATACTGTCAGTGTATCTTGCACCCATAGCAAGACTACCATCAAGGAAGACACCAATGTCTTTATTGTTAGTCTTATAGATCTCAGTAGTTAACGTAGATTGTTTGGGAACAATACGTAACTGATTATTTGGTAATGCAATATAGTAATCATCACCATCATTGAAAATTGCTTTTATGGAACTTAGATCCCATCTTATATTATTAGATGAATCAAATATCTTTACATCAGTGTTAACAAAACCAGGATCTGATATCTCTAATTTTTCCCCAACATTAGCATATGGGTTTGGACTAGTAGGAGATGCACTATACAATACTCCTAAAATGAGTACGGAATTACTTCCTACCTTAACATCAGCAGCGTCATATACCAAATCACCAATAGAATGTGAAGAAGCGGCAGATCTAGTCTTAATTGTAAACTGATCTATGGTCTTTTCTTCAAAAGTGAAGGTTTCGTTGTTAATAACGAACTTACCTTTGTCTTTCCACCCTAATGTAGAGAATACATCAACAACAGTACTTGAATTATCAATATCCGCAGTTAGAGTACTCTTCGATGATAATGTGAATTTTCCATTGACACTTTCTTCCGCAAGTATCAATTCATACAAATCAATACCATCATGCCTTCCATTGAAAAGCACATTATCTATAACCGCCGAAGCGTAGGCCCCGTCTACGTTTTGGACGATGCGTTTTCCAATAAATGACTCTGGAGTGCCAGAAAGGATTTTTGCCTTAAGTGAATAATTTTTTACCCAAGTAGACTCAGAAGACTTGATCGTCTGCTCTCTAGGATATTTTACTTCTGGTTGAGGATCATCTTTAACCAAGCATTTGAAGAGGAACTTGATTGATTGTGATGTACCCTTTGATTTATAGAAATCTGCAATATTTTTGATCAAATTACGCTGATCAACGCTGTCGTTAAGAAAAGCAACAGGAAAGTCAGGTAGATACTGGGATTCGAAACTTTTTACTAAAGCAAATAGAAAAAGATTACTTATATTGTATACTTTAGCAGGAACAGTGTGATCTGCTGCTTGAGTAGTAACAAATGTAGACTCCTTGTAGAGATCCCCCAGTTGGGTGTTACCTGAGACTCCCCTACTGACCTCTAGAAACTGTGTAGCTGATTTAGACTTATAGAAACATATCTCATCATCAACCTTCAAATATCCACTATCAGGGAAACCACTGGTGTCCCCCACAGTTAGTGACACATCCGTTGATTGTAGAAACTGGGTTAACTGTGTATTCTGTTTTAGAACACCCTGCTCATAAAAATCAATATCACGATATGTTGTGAGGTGATTCGCAATATCTAATGGTTGTCCTTGTAATTCTAACTGCTCATAGTACTTTTGTATGAACTTAGAAAACAGTTCATACTCCTCACTGATAAATGCAGCGAGTTGACTCTCTATTAATAATGAGGTTTTTCTTGCAGTCTTTGGCACTACTCTTTAGTTGCTGTAAATTTACTCTTTGCTACATCTACGTCAAGATATACTTCTCTAAGTACAGTGACATCATTAGATGCAGGTTTTACACGCAGTTCAATACGATTATCAGAAAAACTTCCTTGAATGATAGTTAGATCATATAACTTGATCTCACCATGAGCATAATCAATATCACCCAAAGAGTCATTTAAAACAATCTTATCGCCTGACACTGAATCTAGTCTATATAGCACTATTTTACCCGATCTATCCTCTAGATACGTGGTATAGTTTGGATATTCTAAAGTTATGAAACCTGTTGATGATACAACGGGATTATCACAATCAACATCAAATGCATTTTGGTAACATACCTCATAAAATGTAGTTGAATTCAACTGTGCATAGAAATCTTTCCTTAGTGTGATTGAGGTTAGGTTAGAACGGATCGCTCTATCTGAATCATCAATGACACTAATGAATTTCGAATATCTGAACTTACCATTGAACTTCTCTGTCTGAGATGTCTTCAAATATTCTGTTATTGCTTGTGCAGCATTAGATGCTACTTGTTGCGGAAGTAACTCTGTCTTAGTACCATCAAAATAGATACTTGAATCCATTTCAACATAAAGAATAGATGGATCTATTAATACAGGTCTTACAGATCCTACAGAATACTTCTTGAGGTCTTTGGCAATCGTACCTTTAGTATATGCGGAAAGGAATGATGCATCAGATGGTTTGATAGAGACAAACACCTTACCATAGTCAGGTGGAACTTGCTCCTCGCCACCAAATACAATAATATCACTAATAGCAGGATATACATTACGTACAATCACTTCATAGTCAGAACTGGTGACTGCCCTGTTCTGAGAAGAGAAGAATTTAGGTGCAAGATACTTAATCTTAGCAACACTCTCAATATCCTCACCACCATACGCTTTCTCTACTGTAGAAATAGATTGAACCTGATATGGAATTGTTAAAGTTGTAATACCATCACTCAATACACCACCAAACGTAAATGTCTTGGCACCATTGACTTCTTTGCCATGTGTTACCACATATGACATTTGAACGACATTACCATTATCCAGTTTCTTACCTAGAACACCGTCACCAAAGACAATCTCATAGTTTTCATCTTCAATTTCATTCACAAAGAAAACTGGAGCGTTCTCATCAACACTAGGATCTAAAATATTATCCGCTACCCTGAACTCTTCAAAAATACTACTATTTGCTGATTGAAATACCCTTACGGTCAAAGTATTCATATCTGCACCACTGTTTTCAATCCTGAACCTCTGTCCTTTGATCCCACTCTGAAATGTGGTATTAGTGGTAACTAAATTTCCTTCTACTACTTCAATATTAGTGAAAACTGCAACGTTGTTAGCTACTTCTGCACGAAAGTCTTTTGTAGCAACAAACTGGTATGTAGTCTCGTCATAATTGGTTAGAAATCCTGTGCCTTCCTTCAGGATAACAAACTCAGGTGCATTATTAGGAATTGATACATTGAAACTGATATTCGCCTTTGAAGCAGTAACAGACTTCGGACTGTAACCTAGTTGCTTCGCTAGAGACACTACATTGTCCCTGAGAGACGCTGAATCCAAGAACAGTTCATTCACTACCATATTGGTATTGAACGCTGTGTAGTACGTATTATAAGCAAGTACGTCTAATAGTTGACTCAGAGTAGATCCTTCGAAGTCATAGTCAGTAAAATCTGATTCTGCTCTCAAATATTCTCTGAGAGTGGATTTTATATCAGTAAAATCTAAACTGTTAAGTTGTGTGTAAGGCATTATCGTGTACGGTTCAGAAAGAGGTCTACTGTGACTGGGGGTCGATCAGTTCCCACTATTTTATAAGTCATTTCAACATCAAATCCATCTTCTGATCTATTTGGATCGCAATTTATGCTGGTAATACTAATTCTAGGTTCAAATCTACCAAGACATTGTTTAATCGCTCCTTTAATCAGAGAAGCAGTACCATAATCTAACGGTTCAAACAAAAATTGGCGAAGACTGCTACCCAATGAGGGTTGAAACAGCCTTTCGCCAATATCAGTTAATAAAAGTGTTGTTATTGCTTGCTTAATAGCAGCACCATCCTTTGTAACTACTAAATCGTCAGTTACAGGATGTTTCTTAAAAGCTAAAGATATATCCTTATAGGATTGCGTAAATTTGGTTGCCACAACAAGCAGGAATATTCCTACTTATTTAGACGCTATAAAACGTATATTTTAAAGACAACTCCTCACCTACGTGGATCTTTCTTAAAGTTTTAACGAACCACTTATCCTCTTCACACCATTTTACACAATTTGGATCATCACTATGGTTTATAAAACCACCTAGAGGAGTTCGATAGATGACCTCCTCTACAACTATATGAGACATACCCAAAACAAATCCAGAAGGAATCTCTTCCAAAGCAAAAATACCCTGCCCTGCGATAGGACTGTCTTTCACGTGAAGTCTACTTGGTAGTGCTTGATACATTTTAAAATTTTTCGGAGATTTTCGGCGTTAGGGTCTAAGGTTCTTTCCAATTAACATTTACGTCTTCTACAAGTTTAACCTTATATACACTCTTATCCCAAGAATGTTGCGTTCTACGAGCAAAGTGGAAATCTAAACGTTTCTTACCCCAATATAGACCAACGATCCATAGAGTAAAGAAAAATCCATCAAACCACGATAAATCCATCCATAATTTATAAAACCATTCCATTACGTTCTCCCCTGTCCTCTATAACGTTTCTTAGTACCGTTCCTGCTAGTAGCAGAGTACTTAGTATGTTTCCCAAGACCTTGACGGGTCTTTTTAGGTTTTGGTTCAATCGTAACTACGTTACCACTGACCGACGTACGTATTGCCATAATACAAAATAAACATCAATGGTATTATAGCACAAAAATTTCTAACCGACAACTACGGTGCTTTCGCCAGATGTAATCTTGCCAGCACCACTACATGAAACACCATCATTAACACGGGCAAGTGGTTTTCCATTTACCTCGACTTTTGATGACCCTTCTGTTACTTTCGTAGCATGTGGCAAACACTTATCACCAGCAGGTGCTGTATGTGTAGTCAGGTTAGAACCTTGCACTGCTGCCATCTTCCCACCAATCATCACAGATTCATCACCATCTAGGATAGTGGTGGTTGCAGTACAACCATGTCCAGTACTTACTTGACTATCCTTTGTCGCTGCTGCTGGCATCCTGTTTCTCCAATGCTATTTGTACACTCTCAACATATTTACCTATAGAAAGATGTAGAGTGTTTATCGATATAATGTCATGTATAAACATAATATCTCTGTACATAATATCATCCACCAGTATACCTCCCTAATATATCAATCTTCTTATAAATGTCATCAAGAGTCTGATCCAGTTTCAGATATGTCTCTGACTGTGGTGGCTTGTACATTAACTGGGGGTTCTCTAAATTCGAAACCCTCTCCTCCAATATCGTCAATCTCTTGAACAACAACTGGAGTGACTCGTTCAACTTCTGCATTGTCAATTGGTTGTCTGCTGTCATCATCTATACCTTGAAAACGTTTATTGGCGGCATTTTCGAACTCATCACAAAAGTGATCGAAGTCCTCCAATGCTTTTTCATAATAGTTACGATCCTCTTTGGTCATAATCCCATACCCTTACCGAAACTTGACACTGGTTTTCCACCTGACATACCTGGTAAGTCTGATAGGGAATCATTTATAGGATCCTTCTTAAACCTAGAGTCCAATTCGAACTGGTCGAATCTTTTCTCTAAGTGACTTATACGGCGATCAATCTGTCTTTCGATATCACCTACCCTGCTTTGCAATTGCATCAACTGCATCAGGACTTCACTAGTAGTAACTCTTGCCATAATTAATAATTTCTGTAGTTTTTTCAGTGACAAACTCTGTCAGTATCTTTCCATCAGTCTTGATTTTCACCAGCAACTCTGGATCAATTAAGTATAGCACAATTCCTGTTAGAATAACACCCTCTAGGAAGCATACCCACTGTATTTGATAGTTTGATAACCCAGTTGTCTTCTGAAACCATCTGATCTGCCTTTTATGCAGCATCGCAGTTCCGATTCTTCGTTGATTAAACCACCTCGCAACCTTTTCAAATCTACTTAGTTCTCTATATGCCATGATAAACTTTTTGGGGGAATTTTTTGCTGGAAAATTTTTTCAAAAATTATGGTTTTGAAATTTTAATTTTGTAATTATATTTATCACGCTCTGGGAAACGTTTGTAGGTTAGATAGACGGTACTTTTTTCGCTCGGCGGGGGCGGGGGGCGCACGATCACAAAAAAACCCTGTCGAACTGGACAGGGTGTGAGTGCTTGTGTTAGAATCGTGGATCGCCCAAGTCATCTAGCACGTCTTGTAAGAAATTCACTGGCGACACCTCACGGGTTTCGGGTTGAATTCCTGATGCATGACGCTCGTGTTCTTGGGTCATTTGATTCAGGATTGATGCCATTGCTGCGATGACGGCAGGGTCACGGCGAGCAGCGGCGTTGGTGACGAAGATGTTTTTCATACTCTTATTATAGAGGGTGAGGCGGGGTCAGCAATGCCAACCCCATAAAATCGTTACACTTAGTAACAGAGTTCACATCTGATGCCAGCACCTTGATAGAATGCTAGCATGTCCAACGCCTTAGCACGGGATGAGAATGAAATCTTCCTTGCGTTGCGTTGGTCGTCGGGTGTCCAATAACGAATGGTCATCAATTAAAAATGGCGTTGGTTTGTACTTGTGAGATTAGAACACTGTCTTGCCTGAACTGTTTCTTGTACGCCGCAGCGATACAGTTCAAACTCAGCATGTGCTCATCAACCTCAGAGTCAGCAACCTCAAGATAGAAAATCTTGGTTTGCTCTAGGCACCCCTTCCAGAGACCTTCGCCATCTATGAAAGTGCCATACTCGAAATGTGGCATGATCTCCTTGCGTATGAAATCATTCATCATGTAGTCAGTAACTGTGCCACTGTCGGGAATGTCACGACCCATAATGAGTTCTAAACGTTGCATGAGATTTGCTTGAGTACATACACAGTATAGCAAAGCAGCGAGGAAAATCATCATAGGTTGGGACAGTTTGTGAATTGGTTGGGTTGACGGGTGGGTCAAAAAATGTCAGCTGACCCGATAGTACAAAAATACTCTATTTTGAGTGAATTGGAAATGTGATGGTCTCGTTATCATCTAGTGAGTAAACTGTAGTTGTATTGTTATCAACAACTGCAACGTCCTCTAAGTTATCAATTAGTTCTTGTAATACGACATCACACATTGTTAGTTCAATCTCATCAAATATGTCGTCTTGATTATAATTCTCATAATCAGACATTAGAGTTTGAAATACAAACTGCTCCATAGATTTGTAATCCATACTATCACAAATCAATTCACAATATGCCTCCTTAATGTCATACAACTGTTCATTTGTTAAATTGTACTTAGGCATGAGATTGCGCCTCCTTTTGTGTTACTAATTCAGAGACAATGTTAAAGAGTTCATAGTAACTAACTCCCTCCCAATCGTCCCAGTTACTAACATAATCCCAATTGGAATAATCCACACTATTATCAACATATGTTGGTGCAGATTTCAATTGATTCTTCTTACCGAACCAGAATGTTCGTCCGAAGTATTCACTTTGTACCATGATAGTTGTTGTTAATTAAGGACAGAAAAAAGGGGAGTATTAGTTATACTCCCAGAAGGCAGGTTCACAAACTTTATCAGTTAAAGTGTTGTAATCCTCGTTGTTAACATTCTCAGGTAAACCCATATCGTTGAAGTATCTTATTATTTCAACCAATGCAGTTTCTTCTGCTTCGGTGATACTTAGTGTACGCATGGTTTGTGACATTTAGTGATGAAATAAAATGAAGTGAAAGAGGTAGCAGATGTCTGTCAATGATTGATGTTAGAAAGCGTGTCTAACCCATTGACTCAGGGATGCCAACCCCTTCCACTCTTCTAATATAGACTAAAAAACCCCCTAATGGGGGTTTGGTGTGACAGTTTGTCAAGTGGTTTAATCCATGTAACAAATCTCAAGACTGACGCAATCATTCGTATGTGCCTCTAGACTTGGGTCATCCTCTTCGGGATGATCGTCATAATACTTTAACTCTTCCTTAACGTATTCATCCCATTCCATGATCATCCTCTAGCAATGTGTGATCTATATTATAACATGAATCGAGCAGTTTCAATGCCTTCTTAACAATTAAGAACACAAAGAGGGGCAACTGCGACTCATTACAATAAGACGCAATGTAACGCATGATTAAATTGTGGTTAGTAAGGGTAAAGAAAAAAGGGGTCAGAGACCCCATTATATCACGTTATCGCTCGATAGTGTACCCGTCAAAGAACAGGTCTGCATTTGCTACCGATGCCGAGCAGTTGCCCGTGTTGCCAATGTACCAAGTGAAATTCTTTTGCCATACATGCACACCGTGTAAGAATGTGTCTAGAATGGCGTTCAGTCTTGACTTGGTTGTTACTGTGTCCCACCCGCATGATGATAATGTGATATCACCAAACGAGGTCACGTAACCAATTCTATTGTTGTGAAGGTAGATTGAGGTGTTGCCCTCGTCATCCTTCTCAACCCGTGTGTTTGAAGATTTCCATGCATCGCCGTTGCTGAGTGAGCAGATGGCAGTTTGCATTTGTCTTTCAATCTTACGCATGAAGTGGATTTGTTTGGAACTCCTTAAGTATGGCATAAAAAAAGACCCCTGTGAAGGGGTCTTGTGTAGGTTTGTTTACTGGCACAGTGCCTCAAACCTTTGACGGACTGCGAACTCGATATCATCTGAGTTCATCATAGCAATGTCCCCTGTGTCGGTTGCTTCTTGAATGACCTCTTCATAGCAGGTTTCAAGAATTGACTCGTGGGCAGCGACTGACATAAAA